GAGCCGACCGTGGCGAAGGTGCTGAGGTTGATCTTGGTAACGGTGCCGCTGTAGTTCGCGACGTAGGCGTAGGTGCCGGACGGGTCGATGGCGACTGAGTAGGGTTGAGACCCGACTGCGAGCGCCGAGCCGACCGTCGTGAAGGTGCTGAGGTTTATCTTGGAGACGGTGCTGTCACTGTAGTTCGCGACGTAGGCGTAGGTCATTTAGACCCCCGTTTGGGGAATACTCGCCACCGAAATCAGTTGTAGGGAAACAGTCACGTCAGCCAAACCTTGGGCCAAAGCCAGAGAACCTTCAATAACGCGAGAGACAATTGGGGCCAGAGGGTCGGTAGATGTTGCCAACGTAGCAATATCGGCCTTACCCTGAGTAATGAGGGGAGCCATCCCAGATACGAGAGTGGTGATGTTCGCGTTCGCTGTTGCAATCGCCGTGGCGTAGGAAGTCTCGTCAGTCGTAGCGGTTGCGAGAGCCGTCGCAATCTCCGTAGAAGTTGCTTGTCCAGTGTCGTCAGGGAATACGACTGGAGAGGATTTAGTCCCAGTGACCACCGCTGAGGGGTAGACGATGACCTTGCCAGTCGGGTTGCCCTTGATGAGTTCGCACCCGAGAGACTGCGCACGACTCACCATTGCGGGGGTAACGTCAACGTCCGCTGTGGTAGCAGGGATGCAGTAGTAGGCGCTAGCCACGATTAACTCGCCGTCAGCGTGAGTTCCAAAGCCCCAATGGCGAAGGTCGGAGGAGTCTGAGTCACTGAGATGACCGTAGAAGCGCACGAACCCCAGCCGATGACGTTCCCTGCGCCTACGGTAGAAGAGTCCACGATGGCGAACCCGACGATTGTAGATGTACCAGCGGTGCACGCTGAGCCAGTGATCGCGGTGGAGTTGGAGATGGTCGATGGCGTTCCCGCAACCGGCGCACCCCAATCACCCAAAGTGGCAACGCGGGTATATCCGGTGTAGGTCGCTTCCACCAGTGTCGCACCCGTAGACGCGGAGGTCGGCAAAGTGGTACACAACGCAACGTAGGTGGTGGGCATCGTCCACGCGGTCTTTCCTACGGCGTGGGCCAAGATTGCCTCTGCCGCGTATTCGCTGAATGAACCACTCATCTAAGTCTCCTTCGTCAGTTCAATTGTAGTTAAGGGTTACGGCGATTTCTTAGGCGCTGGCGTACTGAAGTACGGCAATCTTCAGACGGGAATTGGTCTGAGTTACCCCGTTAGAACTTGCTAAGGGTCGGGGATAGAACACTTCTAGTTCGAGGTCTGCACCACCACGAGTAGAACCTTCACCCCATTGCCATACTGTGCCATCTGTCGTACCGGCTGTCTTCGAGGCACGAATAGCCTCCAACAGTGAATCGAGGAACGTGTCGTTGTCTAATCCCGCGTCTTGGGATAGGGGTTTCATCGACCTGAAGATAATAGTCAGCTCGAGGTCGTAGTAGGTCATCTTCCCGCCAGCGGGTAAGCCTTGCAGCGACATTCTCACGTCGTGCTGATTTGCTAGGCGCATGAAGATCAAAGCTCCCGATTGTGTACCGGGGTCTTCGCCGTCGAAGAAGTCGCCCTCCGGGGTGAATTTGGCAGGGTACGCATAGACATTGGACAGGTAAGTTATTCCAGAATTCTGTAAATAATTCTGGATTGCCGCCGTGACTGATACCCGAGACGCGGTACTCATTACAACCTGCCAGAGATGACCACGTACGGCTCTAGAAGCATGAAGGCTTGAATCTCGTCCTCAGCCGACTCTTCGACCTTGCCCGCGACCATCGTGGAAGCGCCCATCTCGTCTAGCATGACTCCGCCCTGACCGCGCTGCTTAATCATCGAAACGACCAAATGGATGCAGGCTTGCTTGACCGCTGCGGGGATTCCGCTGACGTTCGTGCCGATTCCGTGGGTGTAGAGAAGCGGGGACGCGAGCGAAACAACGTTCGTCCCGGGCACGTAGGTGGGCGAAACCGTCACCAATTCGTCGTTCATCCCGTCCCAGATGGTCGTTTGGTTGCCGGGGTAGATGCCAGTCGGGTCCAACAGGGTTATCGAGGTAGCGCCAGCACTCGCCTGAACGGTTGTGAATGAGTTGTTCCACCCGTTGATGTAGGTGTATTCGAGGTAATACTCACCCGTTCCCCAGTTGGAAGTCAGTTGAGACAGCGCATTCGTCCCGGTGTAGACAGCGGATGCCGACCCAGAACCGGGAAGGATGATGATCGATTCCTCTTCGAGCCAGGCGTTGAGCGTCGTCAAGGCTAAGGGTGAGAGCGCACCGGGGATATTTCCCCATGAAAAGGCGGAGATGCCCATAATGGGCGAGTAGCGCGGGTGAATCTTGAACCGTCCCATACGGTCCATGCGGTAGCGACCGTTCTCTACGTTCGAGGTGGCGTTCAGCGTGCCTAACTTGCCATAGCAGTAGTTGTCAATCTTCGAGGATGCCCTAGTGATTAACTCAGAGAGTGCGCGGTCCTGTGCGGCTTGTCCGGCGTTGGAGGTGAGGTTAGAGAAGTCAATCGCCCCAGCCGTAGGGCTGTACTTGAACTCATTGAGCGAAATGTACGGTTCGACGCGACCGAATTGGGCGATATTCGGGGCGAAGATCACGGTCATTTCTGCTCCATTTCGGGAATGTCTGGGTGATGCTTGATGATGTGCCTCATAAGGTCGTGAGACATATCTAGTTTGTCATGTAGCGGCGCGTTTATCTTCTCGTGGAACTGCTTGTAGCGTTCCTTCGCCGCTACCCATCCGACGATTCCAGCGACGATGTTCCCGAACCAGTTGTCCAGTTGGACCTGTTGGAACGCCCAATGCCAGAAGTGGAAGTAGACATTGTGAGTCCACGTCACGAGTCCTCACATTCCGGACTTTGATCATCAGAGTGAATCCAACTGCCGTCCTGAGCTTTCTCGGTTACGCAACCACAGCCGGGACAGAGGCGGTGCTTCATTCTTCTATGAGGTGAGTGCCGCCACACTTGCCACAGTGGTCCCTGAAGACCGCTACGAACCCGCAATCCTGACAGGTGAAGCCCTGCGCCGTTCGTAGGGTCGTACCCGCTACGGTCCATTCACCCGTCTTTGCGAGGGCCTTACCTAACTGCGTGGAGACCTGGAAACCGCCGTCTCTCTGACGTTTGATGACTTTGCCGTCGTTGACGGTGAACTCTCGCATACCTGGAGCGTCTGACAGTATCTTCATGGTAAATCCTGGGGGTCACAGCGGATTGCCGACGCCGTGACCCCCAGAAACCTCCTACTAGTTGAGTACGTTAATCAACATGCCCGACAGGACCGGGGCCGGGAAGACCGCAGTTCCGTAGCCGTACGTTTGTGCGTCCGTGGTCATGCCGACTTGGGGGAAGTCCAACACCATCTGGTCAACGACCGAGCGCACCTTGATCGTGGCGGAGACATTGCTGTCAGCCCACGGCACCTTGGACGAGTGGATGACGATGGTTCCAGGCTGGGCGAAGCGGTGACCGATTACTTCAATCGTGTCACCAGTCGCTTGGTTGACCACCGAAGCCACCGCACCACCGGCGATAACACCATCGTTGCCGAGGGTGAAGTTCGCACGGAAGTTCGTCGCACCCGAGTTGCCGTTCTTGAGCATGTCCCAGAAGGCACCGCGAATCGAGTACGTGGTGTAGATCTGGTTAGGTCGAGCCGCGTTGCCCTGAGCCAACGATGCGAAGGCCGTCTCAAGCTCTGAGAATGGGCTGGTCGTGGAGAGCGCAGCATTGAGCGACTTCACGTAACCCGAGTTCGCACCCGAGAAGTTCGACACCATGCCGTTGTAACCGACAACCGACCCAGCGGCGGCGTTGGGAATCAACGTTCCACCGAACAGGTAGTTCGGGTATGAACCGTTGTCCGCAGCCGTCGAGGGCAGAGCCGCGACGATTGAGAACGTGGTCGGAGTCGTGCCGTTCGTGAGAACAGTCGTGCCCTTGTAGTACACAGGACCGGCGGCGGTGTAGTACGTGTTGACCGCGACCACACCGGCGGGAATCGTGCCTGTGAAGGCCAGAGCAACGCCCTGACCAGCCGTGACGGTCAATGTACCCGCAGAGAACCCCTGCGACTCACCCCAGGCGCTCGACAGCGTGACTGTCACCGCGCCAGAAGTGGTAGCCGGAAGACCCGTACCAGTTCCAGAGGCGGTAGCCGTAGCCGACAGACCAGCGATTGAAGTCGCAACTGAGGTGGAGTTGAGCAGCATGTTCTCCTCAGCGAACCAACCCGAGCGCAACAGCGACAAGTGCGACAGAGCGCGGATGTCGGCGAAGCCCTGAGCGGCAAACTGATACTTCATGCTGACCTGAGACTGCAAACCGTACTCAACGTACGGAGCCCAGGCCTTGTCACCGACTTCAGCCATAATCGGCGCACGGTTCAAGTTCACACCATTGGTGACATTGGCCGTTCCCTCGGAGACGAAGTACGGCGACAGGTTCGCAGCTCCGGCGGTGCGGGAGTTCGACAGACCAGTAAGGCGACGGTACTCAAAACCATCACCGACGCCCTTCTCACGCGCAACAGTGTTGCGGATTGGGGTGTCGTTCGGCACGAGCCAGAGAACTTCCTGCTCGTAGTCGTACGGGGTGAGCGAAGCAACGTTGATCGCGGATGAGGCGATAGGTGCGTTGGTCGTCCAGTCCTTGATAACGTCGGGGTTGATTCCGGCCTTGACCAGGAGTTCGTTCTGCGCCGCAGCGCCCTTCAGGACGGAGCCGGTCTTCTTCTCGAAGCCGATCTCTCCGCGAAGCGCGAGAGCGTCGGTCGCTAGGCCCTTCTGGACCATGCGCTCCTTGAGGTTCTCGAACTTCTCGACGGCACCAGGGCCTTCAAAGAGTTCATTGGGGGTGATTACATCAGACATGTTCGTATCTTTCGATTAGTTGGATTGACGGAGTTCGTTGGCGCGCTTCATCAGCTCGTCAGCGGCGTCGGAATATTGCGCCCCGGCGGCCTTGTCCGTTTGTGCGAGTGCGGTTATGCGGTAATGCCGTGCTTTGATTTCAAGCTCATCGGCCTCGGCAGACTTGTTCTGCTGGTCGAATGTTGCCCTGAGAGCCACTTGGCTCGGTGCCGCCATCTCGCGTACGTCTTCCAAAGCTGCCTTTAGGCCCTTATTGACCTCTCGCAGTTCTTCCAACTCCGCCTTTGTAGCGATCTCGCCAAGTCCGAGCGACTTCAGCAGTTCGCTCTTGAACTCGGTCTTGTCCTCGTCAGTAGCGTCGGGAGAACCGGCACGCTTCACGAGGTCGGGGCTAATGCCCATTGCGATGTATGCCATGTCATCTCCATCATCTGAATCGGGGAATGGTTGTTCGGTCTCGCCCTCGTCGGCTTCGTCCTCCCACCAGGAAAGGAAAAGACTGAGCGACTGGAGCAGTTGATACATGTCGGGAATCTCGTCGTCCGAGCCGTTCTGCATCTCCTGAAGTTCTTGAATCATCACCGCGACCAATCCTGAACGGATGTCTCCCAGTTCGGTCGGGTCGTGCAAGTCCTCGTCAGCGGCCTTTGATGCGCCGGTCCACTTGTCGGGGATGAGGTTTTCCTTGCCCAAAGCCTTCGCACGCTCGATGATGTGTTGCTTCACGGCAGGCTTGTTCTTCGCCAGCCCAAAGGTGGAGATGGCGTTCTTCAGATCAGCGACGGTCTTGATGGGGAACTTGCCACCGGGCATCGCCTGACCCTTGTCGGCCATGTCCTTGCGCTCGGCGTCGGTGTAGTCCTTCTTCTCGACATCGGGTTCAACGGTCTTTTGCACGCAGTCCGGGCAGTCCACGTGTCCTTCCTTGATTGTTCCCTTACCCTTGCACGTCGGGCAGTCGGGATCGCCCTTCTTCTCAACCTCGTCCAAATCTCCCAGGGCGTCGGTCTTGATCGTGACGTCTCCAACTGTCTTGACCAGTTCAAGTACGGCAGATGGATTGGCGGGCAGGTCCACCAGTGAAACTTCCACAATCCGACCACCCATGATGATTCCGTTTGGCGCACGCTTCAGAGCCTCTTTGGACTCGTCAATCCTCGCGCCCTTGATGCCGATTGACAGACCATTCAGGACTTCGTTGTCAATCTTCGTTGAAGTCAACGGATCAACAATCTTGCCCTCGATGGAGAACTTAGCGCCGTCCTGTGACATCTTCGTGGCCTTGCCGACTGCATTGGGCTGGTGCATCTCGCGTAGATTGCCGACCTTGAACCACTGCGCCATCGCGCCCTCAAGCCACTCAGGGTCGCAAATCTGACCGTCTAAGTCCAACGTGTCGTCGGTAGCAATGCCCTTGATGTGCAGGAAACCCTGTTCGTCTCGTGACTTCGTGAGGTTGCCTAGGTAGGCGTATGTGATATCCGACATCGGTGCTCCTTAGTCCTGCACAGAATCTTAACTTTGTAATTACACGTTTGCTATGGCGCTGGTGAGCCTTCAGGTATGTCGATTCCACAGTTGCACGAAGGATGCTCAGGCGGTTGTGAATCTCCGAAGTCATGTGGTCCGGCCAGTGACGCGCAGATGTCGCACGCATCGGCGTCGGCTAGCCAAATCCACTGCTGATATCCAGCGGCTTGCAATTGATCAACGAACGTCTGGTTAAAACCTCTGTTCATTTCAGTTATTGCGATTGTCTGCGCTCTGGCAGGGTCAGCGATAATCGCATTGACGGCGGTAGCAACGTCGGTCTGCGATGAGCCGGACTTGATGCCTTGAGCGATGGCGTCGGAGATCCGTTTCATGGACGAGTCTGAAATCCCCTTGAGCGTTATCTCTCGCTGAGACAGGAGTTGAGCGATTGACTTCGAGGCTTGACCACCGTTGAAGATGTCGCCAGCGGCGCTTTGTACGATGGGCTCGGCTGAACTGTACAAGTCTCCTAGTGCGGTCATGGCAGCGGAGTTATCAAAGGTGACGTGCTGTGAAACCGCGTGCGCAGCGATAGCCGCGAATCCACCTACGGCAGACGTGCTCATAGCCTGAGAGATGGCCTTAGATACCCCTGAGAAACCGCCGATAATCGCCGCCGCAATGAGTGGAGCGTGCTTCTTCGCTTGGGCTTTCAACTTGTCGAATGACGGCTGATCGTTGGCAGAACGCTTAGTAATCGAACCTTTTGGGGTATCGATTATCTTCGCTTTCAACTCTTGCACCTCATCGGGAGTGTGGAACTTGAACACGAACTCTCGTGAGCGAGGCTTGGATGAGAACGCTCGAAAGGCCTTTACTTCACTGGCCTTGTCCGCTAACGGAGCTTGCGGCGTGCTGCCTTCACCGCTACCTTCTTGACTCGTGTCTTCTTCGCCTTCTTGACTCGGTGGTGTATCGTCACTCGCTGCTCCAATCGCCTGTTGTCCTGCTACCTGTTGCGTCCCGAACTGCCCACGAACGTAGATCATGGCGTTACCGGCCACGATGAACGGCTCATCAGCCCCGTCGAAGTCGTAGTCATCCATCCCGAGTAGACGGCGCTGTTCGTTCAGCGTCATCACCCCTGAAGAAGTGTTGATCTTGGCGGCGTTAGCGAGCATCACGTCATCCTCGCCGCCCATGTCGTCTGAGAGTCTGAAGGTGACGTTCTTCGTCGCTCCGAGATATCTGCGAGACAGGGAGTTGACGAACTCCTCGATGAAGTTCTGCATCGGTTTGGTCGAGACGGTCTCGGCGTTGTCCTGGTCTCCCTGTTGTGCGCTGGTTCCAGAAGTCAGACCGCGTGTCGGGATGATTCCCAACTGCGTGGGAGCGACACCGAACACCCCAGCCAATCGCTTGATGATTGACTCGATGTAATCGGCCTTGAACCGCTCCTCGATGGTCGGAGCGAAGACCGCTTTGAAGCCGTCCGGCAGAGTCCGAGTCTTCTTGCGGTTGGCGGTGTCGCCTTCCATGTAATCGTTGAAGATGCGGTCCCACGCGGCGTAGTCCTTAATCCCCATCTCGTTGCCGGTCGTCTCGATATACACGTCTGACGATGTGCCGTGCTTGAACTCGAACAGCATCATCTTGGTGTATTCCATGTAGAGATTCACCAGGGGAATCGCCTGCTCGACCGGACTAAAGCCGTACGGCGTCCAACTACGGGGGTTCATGATGAAGTAACTCAACTGGTCGCGCTCAGTGATTCCGAACTCACCCGCCATGAAGGTCGGTGTTCCCTTGTCCTCCGTTGCTATGAATTCTCCTCTAGGGAAGCTGTAGAGAATCTGAGCGTATGCCGGGTCAGGCGGTCTGGGAGTGTCACCGAGGTTGTTGAGGTAAATCTTGATCGTCGAGGCGTCGATGATGTTGAATCCGATCACCTTACGCCCCAGATTCATCGCCGGGTGAATCGCTAGTCCGTCGTAGACCATGATCTGCCAGATGGCTTCGACTATCCACTGACGCCAGCCCTTATCGGTCTGAGGATACGGGTTCTCCCAGAAGTCATTGAGGTACGCGAGTAGTTCGGCGTTCTCCTGGCGTGCAGTCTGCGCCGCCTCCGCACTTCCAACCCCGTCGCGTTCCTTGTAGAAGGCAACGGCCTCGTCTGACACAACCCAACTCTTGTCCATCTTCGCCACTTCAGCGGCTCGAATGGTTACAGCGCGGGCTACGACGTCACACTGCTCGGCAGCGGCTTTCAGGACGTTCCACTTCGCCAGATTCTTCGATATCTGAAGGTTCTCAGAGATGTCGTACTGGTATTTGCGCGGGTCAGCGCGTCCATTCCGGTTCAGTGGGTCTATCGCTACCGGGAACAGCGGGTAGTTCGGACCCATCTGTGAACCGAACGAATCAGCGTTTCGAGCGAGTGCCACAACTAACGACGGACCTCTGACTTGTTCAGCGATTGAACCGGGCGAGATCGATACTGACCGACCCTGCATCGGTGTACCGGCTAGACCGGCTTTCTCAATCTCAGAACTCACCGAAGCCCCAACGAGGGCGGCTAGTTTCGCATCGCGGCGCTTACCCATCAAGGCTCCTGTTCATATCTACCTTGAATGTTATTCGCTATGGACTGGGATTTCTCTACATGGGTTGGTGGCAGTAAGCGCACATCTCCGTTCCCTTGGTGTTCGGTTGCTGGCAGTTACCGCAGATGTCGGCCAACTCAAGCAAGAACCTACTGCCTCTAGATATCCCCGCGAGTTCAGTCAGACCGTGGACCATCGCGTCGAGTCGGTCAGGAGATTTAGGGTCATCTGCCGCCCAACCCAGCATCTGATCTTCCAACTTCGTCAGATGCCTCACTTCTCGTCCTTGTGAGTCACGTTGTTTCACGTGAAACACTTTGTGCTGCTCGTAGAGGTTCGCTACCGGCTCTGCGCGGAGGTGCTTGCCCACCATTGCTTTCACGGCTTTCACGGGCAAATAGGGGTCAATGCTGAGAAGAATCTCCTTCAGAGAATCACCGCCTTGGTTATCTTCGTAGACGATTAGGTCGCATTCATGGAGTCGATACGCCTCAATCGCTCGTTTGGCGTAGCCAAAGATCGAGTCTTTGCAGGAGTAGTCAGCGATAACACCTAGTCGGTTGTCCAATGCTTTCCCACAGACGATGATGCCGGTTTCGTCAGAGTTCTCGGTGTTGGTCACCGCCGGGTCGATCGCTACGACTTTACGCTTCCACTCCAACGGCATCTCTTCGTGAAGGATGTTCTCAGGTATCCACAACGCTCCTGGTACATCTTCTAGTAATTCCCCGAGGATTTCCTGACGCCACAGCCTCGTCCCGCCGTACATCTCCTCTAGATCACTCAAGTAGTCATCCGACAGGTTCGCGGCGTTGTCGGAGGTTTGGCCCCGTGAGATAACGACTCCGTTGGAATCGAGGAGTTTCTTGATTAACGGAACTGGCGCGGGCGTTGTCGTCACCAGTAGTTGAGGCTTTTCACCGGGTAGACGCATGATGATACGGGCTTGGTCGAACGCCTCAGGTCTGGCGAAGGTCGCTAACTCGTCCAACCAACCGCCGTGGAACTGAGGGCCACGGAATCGAGCAGGCTTCTCGCCGGATATGAGTTTCATCCGTGAACCGTTCTTCAGGTACACATCCCCATATCCACGATTCCAGTCCTTGAGCATGTCGTATTCCTCGAGAACCCTGATAATCCCAGACTCACCCTCAGCACAGGTGTCTCTCACGTCGCCAAAAGTAGGAGCGGCCACCAGCCAACGGGTCTTAGGGCGTCGTATGGCGTTCCAACACAGCCATTCAGCAGCGGAGCGCGTCTTACCGCTTCCACGCCCTGCTAGGTACGTCCAGATGCGCCAGTCGTGATTCTCAGGCGGTAACTGCTCGGGTCTAGCCTTCTTGTCCGTCCAGTACAGTCTCCGAATCGCCAACTCCTGCAAGGATGGCCCGGAATGCGACGAGTTCCGCGTCGATTGCGTCAGGGTCATACGCCACAGCCTCCACTCTCACGTTCGTAGGAGCGTTCAGCCCGAGGAGTCGTGCGCGTCTCTCGGATACCTTCAGGAGTGTTTCGAGCGCTTTCAATGTGGGATTGGGGTCGTGGACTTCAACCTCTCGCAACCCTTCAGGTGTTTCCACAACTCTCGTCACGATCTTCCCAGACGGAGCTACTACAGGATATGAGGTTCGGGCTATTTCAGCGGCTTTGCTCTCAATAGCGTCAAGTTGAAGTAGAACGAGGTTCTTGTACTGCTCACCGCCCAATACTGGGGTTTCGTCCATCGCCCTTTGAACCATGAGACTGGCTGCTTGTCGGGTAATGCCATAGACAGCCCCAATCTCTGAGTAGGTGTGACCGAGCGCTTTCATCTCAGCGGCTTGGTGATCTTTCTCTATCTGCTCAGGTGTTCTTTCCCACATGTCAAGTAGTGTAGGTCACTGGTTTACCAATTCTGACATGTTCAAAATAGTTTGCGCGTCAAGTGGGCTGTCCACAGGTTCAGCGTACCAATTAACTGAAGTCAAACGCACCTTGGGCTAATCGTTTAGCGGCTACCTCGCAGTAGCGTTCTTCAATCTCAATACCTACGGCATGACGACCTAGCCTTTTAGCGGCGACGAGAGTTGACCCCGAACCCATGAAGGGGTCCAGTATTCGCCCCGTCGTCATTTCGAGGCACCACGTCATTAGGGATATTGGCTTTCTCGTACTTGCGCTGATATTCCCGAATTGCTTTCCTGCACTCGTCACATCGGCATCCGAGTTTGGAGTAGCACCAGACCTTTCCGTGAGGGAGTGGTCGTCCGCTCGCTAGGTACTTGAGGACGTAGCGGATGTTCGTCTCCTTACGGGTGAGGGGCTTCTCGTAGATCATCGTTCCTCTGAAAGTTCGTGCAGGGGCAGTCGTAGTTCCGGTGTACCGGGTAGAAGCAACTCGTCGTCACTCCTTCGTTGGTCACCATGACCACGTGATCGCTGTGAGGGTGGTCGCAGTTAGAGCAGGTCATCGACTGCCGTCGCAGTTAATTAGTCCGATGTCATTCGTCATCCGTGAATCGCGGGGTAGTTCTAACGGATATATACCGCAACATGGCGTTACATTTCTACCCCGCAATGGAGAGCCGTGGACAGTGCCTTTGCCGTGACTTCTTATTGTGAACTCAATGTCGTAATCGAACCCATCAACCGTAAGTGTCCCGGCCTTGAATGTCCCATCAAGAGATGCCATCATTCCATCCCATCGACTTTGCCCAACTCTGAAGCGGCGAACTCCTGAACCGTGGCGTCAATCTTGGCGGCGAGTTCCCAAGCTGATTCTTCGGTGTTGGCGACGGCGAACAGGAATTGAGTAGGGACGAGTTCGTATCCGCCACCAGTCAAGGGTTTGACCTCGAAGCCGTGGTTAAACGCCATCAGTCGTCTCCTTCTTCCCTAACGCTCTTGAAACTAGCATCGGGTCTACATTC